ATTCCATCTTCAATATCACTTGAAGTTAAAGGTACTTGTGCTGGAATTGGACCTATGTATCCCATTAAATTTTTCCTTAATTAATTATTATGTACTTATTGAATCAACAACACTTAAAATAATATCAACTGAAGTAGCTGCTGAAGCATAAGCTTCAACTGAATCCCCAGTTTGTAATACAACTTTTGAACCACCATCAATTAATTCCAAACTTCCACCTGTAGGGATGGGAGCTGCTTTAATAATAAAATAGTTTACTGAAGTATTTTTTACATAGACAGAAATGTCTACAGATGCACCAGAAGTATTAGTACATCTAACACCTATGATTGCATCATTTGTTGTAGTAGCTGCTCTTAGTTCTGTAGGAGAAGCTAAGAGAGTGATATTATTATTTAATGTTCTTTGAAAATTTTGAGCCATTTGTTATCCTAATTATACCATTTTTTTGCCATATTGTCAACTAGACTATAAGGCGATTGCCATAGCCACAGCAAAACCTGCTGTAGCTTTCGTATCTATTTGGTCCTGTGCATTAGAACTCAAAGTATTAATATACTGGAATTCTGTATTTGTAACAGTTCCATCTGCTATTTTTATAGCATCTATTAAAGCAGATAAAGTTGTTACTCCTAAATTATCTGAAGTTATTGCACCACTTATCGCTTTATTTTTCCAAACACTTGCAGCATTATCATACATTAAATAATTAGCATCTGCAATACCTGCAATAGTTACATCATTTAATTCTGATAATTCATTTTCTGTAGCAACTTGACCATCAACATAAGCTGTTGTTGCAAGTTTAGTTGAGTTATCACTTGCTGATTGTGTAGGAGCTGTAGGATTTCCAGTTAAATCTGGAGAAGCTAAAGCTGCTTTTAAATCTAATTGTGTTTGAATATCTGAAGTTAGTCCATCTAATCTTTGAAACTCTGTATCACTTACTGAACCATCTGCAATCTTTGTTGCATCAATAGCTGCTGCAGCTTTAATATCTGCATTAACTATATTTGTAATAGTATTATCATCAGAATCAATTGATTTATTTGTAAATGTAGTTGTACTACTTGGAGTAACAGAGTGAGCTTGAGAATCTACATAAGCTTTAATAGATTGTTGAGATGCAACTGCTATAGCAGAATCATCTGCTAAAGTATCGTCATCTAAAAATGCTGTACCACTAAGTGTTCCATTTAAAACTGGGCTAGTTAATGTTTTAGATGATAAAGTTTGTGCAGTTGTTTTATCAACTGTTACTGATGTATCAATTACTAATGCATCAGCATTAGCAGTTATACCATTTCCACCAATTGCATTTAAAGTTGGAATGGGTCCTGATAAATCTGTTCCAGTTAATCCAGTTCCTGCTACAATAGAAGTAAGGTCTCCAACAGGAGCTGCATCTACATAAGCTTTAATTGATTGTTGTGAAGCTACAGCAGTTGCTGAATTAGAAGACATAGTATCTTCATCTTTAAAAGCTGTTCCACTAATTGCTGTATCTAAAACTGGACTTGTTAAAGTTTTATTTGTAAGAGTATCTGTAGTAGCTTTACCAACTAATGTATCTGTTGAAGTAGGTAAAGTTATTGTTCCAGTATTTGAAATACTAGAAATAGTTGGAAGTGTAAGAATTTTATTTGTAAGAGTTTGAGAACCTGTTAATGTAGCAACTGTAGCATCAATTGCTATATCGTCTGCATTTGCAGTAATACCTGTTCCGCCAATTACATTTAAAGTTGGTATGGGTCCTGATAAAGATGTCCCAGTTAAACCACTTCCTGCAACAATAGCAGTAAGGTCTCCGACAGGGACTGAATCTACATAAGTTTTAATTGCTTTAGCAGAAGCTAAAGTATCATCACTTGCTGAAGCAGAAGTTAAATCTGTATCAACAGATGTAACACCAGTTGAAGAACCAATAACTAAAGTATCAATACTTGCAGTTCCATCAATATGTATATCTTTAAATTCTAAAGAAGCTGTACCTAAATCTATATCATTAGTTAAAATTGGAACGATTGCTCCATCTTGAATTCTTAATTGTTGAACTGCTGCAGAACCTACATCTGTATAAAATTCTAAATGTTTATTTGCAGTATCAACTAAAATTTTATTTAATGGTGTAGCTACACCTGAATCTCCAAGTACAGCAATAACAGGACCTTCGGCTGCTGTGCCATCATGTTTATGTCCTGAAGTATTACTAAAAGCTGCTACTAAATCATTAAACTCATTATTTAAATCAACAGCTTCAATTGTAAGAGCATCAGCTATTTCTGCTGAACTTTGTCGTACATAACCTGCCATATTATCTTCTTCCTCCTGCTATAAATGATACAAATAATCCATTAACTGCATATGCAGCATTAGTATCATTACTATAAAATCTAAAACTATTTGAAAAACCACTTCCTATTACTAACATTCTTTTACTTGGTAAAGTTACTGCACCATAAGTTCCTGTTCCATATACAGCACCTCCATATAAAGATGTAGCAGCTAAAGTACCAACACTAAATACACCAGGTTGGGGAACATCTGAAGATTCAAAATCATATCTAATTCTTAATTTTAAATCGTCTTGTACTCCTTCTGGTTTAATATTTGCTTTAACAGCATAAAGACTTTTTCTTAAACCATTATCGCCATAATCCATATCTGGTGTTTGAAATACTCCACTAATATTTTCACCATTAAAATTATTTCCACTATCATGCAAATAAACATATCCACTTTCATCTGCACTAAATTTCACTTCTTCATTAGAAGTATTTAAATCTGAGGTACAAGTCTTAACGACTAAACCTTTTGTATTACTCCATTCAAAAGCAGGGATTCCCTGTTCATCAAATTTAAATGTTCCTATAATTCCTTTTTGACTTGCATCTGCTTGACCTGATTGAAAGTAAAATAATCTATATTGACTTCTTTCTCTAATAACCATACTTGAAAGAGTATAATCAGCAATATTATCTAAAAGTTCATTTATTAAAGGTAAGATTTTTCTACTAACCGAACCAATTTCAACGTCACCAATTCTAGCTGTTCCAGCAACTGTTCTTAATCCATCAGGTGCTAAAAATATTAAATCTCCACCAATTTCCTGAATTGTATTTCCATCTATACAACCTATATTTTTAGTTATAGACTTAAGTATAGGGTCAGAATCAAGACTTGTCAACTCAAATATACTATTTTTACAAAATATAATAAGAGTATTTCTAAAAACTTTAATGCCTACAATAATATCTCCAACATCAATTGCTCCTGAACCAGTAGCTTCAAAATCGTAAGGTTTTAAGCGGCTACTATAAGCAACAGTACTTGTTGATACTGATTGTCCAGCTACAACTAATCGTTCTGAAAAGATAGTACATCTTTTAGGATTAACTGGAGCTGACCTTTGTAGTTCTTCAAAGTAATAAGTATTAACTCCACCTGAAGTTGTAATCTGAAATTCAGCTACTTTATTGGTACTATCAACAATATATAAAGTTCCATAAGCACCATTTGATTCATAGTTAGCAAACTGATTATTAGTTTGATTTGTTCTTGCAACTGTTGTAGCACTTGCTACTTCAGCAGAAGTCATCCCACTTCTATAAATAGTTTGACCACTAACAGTAGATACAACTTCAATATCTAATGTTAAATTTGTATTATCGGTAATAGATAAAACTCTATATGTAATACTATTAATTTTTACTCTATCATCTACAGCTAACTCAGTTGTAAATGATGTTCCAGTTCCAACAACTGCTGCTGAACTTGCAGTTACTGCAACTGTACCAGTTAAACTTTTATAAGTATCTTTATTAATTTGAAGCCAAGTAATACCATCTGTACTCCAATAAATATTATTACCTTGACAAGCAATAACTCCATTAGCATATGGAACTATTCCTGTTATAGCATCTGTAACTGTACCACTTGGACTGGTTGAACTTCCTCCACCCCATTTTGTAAAACCATTTATTCTTCGATAGCCACCAGTAGTCGCTGATTCAAAGTTTTGTAAAATAGTTGCTGCTCCAGGTGTTCTAAATAATGCATGAGCACTTGAAACTAAATCTAAACCTCCTGCAACTGTAATGGAAGCTCCTTGTGTTGGCATTTAAATTTTCCTTATGGTAACAAATACGTAAATCTTACGTCTGACATATATTGTGGTTGTGGTGAATTTAAATTATCAGCCATAGACTGTAATCCTTTTTTATATTCATCTAATGCTAATTGTGATTGAGCTATATTATCTTTAAATTGATAAATATAATATCTAGCTCTTGCTAATAAAACTGTTTTATATTGTTCTGGAAATGCAACTTCATCTGTATCTGCAGATAAAGCAGTTGGTCTATTATATGCAAAGAAATGTATATTGTAAACTTTATCAGGTATAGGAGATAACCCAAATCTTCTACCATCAGAACTTCTTATAACTCTTAATGGTACTCCATATTGAGAAGTTCTAGCATCAGCTTCTTCTGCTTTTGCGTAGCTATTTCTCCAAACTGTTAAAGTTGTAAAAGCTAACTTATTAATTGTATAAGGTGAAGCAGTATTTACAAGAGTAAACATATCCCAATTTACTGAATCAAAATCACCATCTACACCTGTAGAACCAGCTTTTGATAAATACCATCTTTTTCCGACTTCTGTTTCAATAACAGTATTTCCATAATAAGGGTCATCAGGTTCATCAGCACTTAACCATGACCAATCATCAACAGCATCTACTATATCAGAGTAAGCTCTGTTTACACAATTAGAAACTTGTTTTTGTACTCCTACTCCACTAGAAATTGCTGTAAGTTCTGGTTCATTAAGTTCTACTAATAATTCATTAGTTAATGCTAAATAGGTCTTTGCCATAATACTTCTTCTTATTTACAATCTGAATGGTCGCAATCTGATAACTCATCAATTGCTTCGTCAATTTTTTCTATAATCATTTCTTCTTTAGCTTCTAACTTTTGAAGTTCTGCGAAATGTTTCTTAAGCTTTTTTAAAGCTTCTTTCATTGGATTCCTTTTTAAAATTAAGTGGCTATAATAAGTACCACAACAACTACTGCTACTGCAATAGAAACTTTTTTATGTGCTACTATGTAAGACCATGCTTTTTTCATATGTTCCATATATAATCCTTTATTTAAAAGACAGGGGGTATATTGCAACCCCCTATCTAGCTGTTAGGTTTAATACTAACAATAACGTCTAGACTAATTAATTAGGCTATAACGTAAATTGTTCTTCCTATACAATTAGTTCTAAGAACTTTTCTTCCGAAAACAAGTAATCCTCTTACTATGTCAGCGAAAGTAGTAGTACTTCTTAAACTTTCAACAATCTTCAATTGAGATGCACACGAAACAGCACTCATTTGACCCCATGTTGCCACAGGAGCAGTTGCAGTCCCAGCAGGGGATGCACTTGTTAAGTCGTTTGTTGCTAGATTGTTTGATTTGTACATTTGGAAACCTCTAACGAGACCACTTGCAACTAATCCATTTCTAAGACTACCTTTACCAGCGTTGTAATCAACTGATAATAGTTTAGAAGCTGTGTTAGCTAAAGATTCGTACCACTCAGGTGCTCCAACAAACCAACGACCTTCTTCAGGTGCGTTTTGTCTGTCAAGAAAAAAAGAGGCTTGACTCATCTCATTTAAAGGGTCAATTTGCGGACTAGTAAAACCAATGCTGTCAGGCGTGGCTGTACTTCCTTGTCTAGTAGCACCGATAGATGAAGCGTCAAGACCTAGATATGTAAAGACATTACTGTCTAAAGCATCTCTTAGTTTATATGCTGCATTGTCTGATGCAATAGATTGGAAATTGATATGTGAAAATCTCTTTTCAATATCATCTAGTGCGAATTGAAAGTATTTAGCTTGGTCTACTGTGAGAACAAGCTCATTGTCTGTTAGTGCTGTAGCAGAAGTCGCTAGACCTCTAGTATAATCACTTACAGTTATTTGTGGTTCTTGTACTATATTTACTGTGTCTCCAAAGTTTTTAATTTCACCCATATAGTCTGTGTTACAGATTGCTTCTGCAACAGATGCTTTACGTAGTGCTATTTGAACTTTCTTCGAGTATATTTGAGGTACCCAAAAGGCGTTAGCCTGGTCACCTGATGGAGTTTCTCCACCAAAGTTAGTAGTACTTGAACCTGCAAAATTTGCCATAATTTATGACTCCTTTTTGTTTGGTTGATAAAAATGGTAGTTTTACTAATCTTTAGTAATTCTACCTTCTCTCTGAGCCATCAGAATAGATTTCTCATTTCTTTCAAACTCAGCGTCTGACATTTTTTCAAAGTCAGAACTTTTAAAGATAACTTTATTATTCGTTGGTGGTTGAATTTGTTCGTTAGTTTTAACTAACAAATCAGCACCTTGAGTAACTCTTTTATCTTCTGTGGCTTTTTTATCTAATCCAAGTCCTCGGTCTTTCTTATACAGGTCAACTGCTCTTGCAGCAAGTTTACCATCTGAAGTATTCTCATAAACCCACTTCTTAATTTCCATGGGTTGTGTGTCTGCCCAATTATGAAAATCATCTGATTCTTTAATTTGATTAAAGTCTGGATGAAATTTCGATAACTCTAATTGAGCTTCTCTCTGTGATAAAGCTGTGTTAGCTTTTTTCAAAGAGTTAACTTCTTCCTGCAAACCTTTCATCTCTGTTTGAGATTGCAAGTGAGATACAGTTTCCACCACGCCATAAATGTCAGGGTAATCTTTTTTAAAAGCACTAAGTTCATCAGCACTTTTAGGTGGGGTGTATTTAGGTCGGTTATCTCGAAGCTGTGCTTTGAGGTCTCCTTCTGTATTACTCCACTCACCAAGTTTCCTATCATAATAACGCTTTAGGTCATCATATCTTTTTTTATAGTCAACTTTTGTATAAGGTTTAACTTCAACATTACTTAATGGTGAAACTTCGACCTTATCCGAAGTAGCTGTAGAAGAAGGTGATAAAACATTTGGGTTCGGACTATTTGTTGTAGTCGTACTTGCGTAGTCAAATCCTGTCTTCTTCTCAGGGTCAGGCTGGGCTGGTCCACTATCCGCATCTGGTACTGACTTCGGCATTACGTCTGGCGTATGCCAATACTTTTTGCGATTATATGGATTCGCCTCGACTTCATTAGTTGTTCCTTCGTTCTCTTTATTCATAAAATCCTCCTTTGGGCTTCTTTTACTGAAGGTAGCAAAAAAAGGTGATTAATTTGAAACGAAGCTACAAGGGCTTCTATTACAAAAATAGAAGGTAGCTTGTTTATCTAGAGTACCTACTCTAAATTCTGTTATACTATGGTTTCATCTACTGCAAGTTCTGCAGTTTCTTCTTGATTAACCATACCAGCATCATAAGCTTCTTCAGCTTGTGCCATCATTTTTCTTAATTTATCAATGCCGATATTCTTAACAGCTTTTGCTGTAAATACAAATTCGCCATCTGACAATAATGCTGGGATTGAATCTGAAGTTCCTGTTCCAGGTCCTTCTACTAATTCATCTTCTGTAAATTCTGTTGCAACCATTTTTGGTAAAATGGCTTCTAATTCTGGATACATTTCTATAGCAGCATCCACGACTACTTCTTCTTCTTCACTTAACATTGAAGTATCTAAAATACTTTCTGCATCTTCCATAGCTACATCTTCTTCCATAGCTAAATCATCTGCAGCAATCTCATCTTCAATTAATGGTTCTTCCATTCCTACTGGAGCCATTAAAGGTTCTTCAATAATTTCATCTTCTACTAAATCACCTTCTTGAAAAGCTCTATAAGCTCTTCGTCTATCATATTTTTCTTCAAGAGCTGCTGCTCCACCTAAAGCTCTTTTTCCTCTAGATAAAGGTTCTTCTTCAGCAATTTGAAATTCATCCATGTAACCACCAAGAGCTGCTTTTTTCTTTGGTGGTGCTTGTTCTTTATCTTTTTTTTCTAATTCTTTAATTCTATTTTTTTCTTTATTACTCAGTTTACCATAAGTATCTGAATTTTCTTTTTTTATATTTAATATAATTAATTCTTTTTTATCTTTATTATTTAACCAAGCTACATCTTTGTCATCTGTCATCTCTTCCCAATCTTCTGAACTAGGAATATCAAGTTCGCCAGGTAATAAAAGTGGTTTAAGTGGTTTAACAGCTTCATCACCTTTTGAAAATCTTGTTCTTTGTTTTGAAAGTAATCGAGAAGGCATTCCTTTTCTAGCAGATTCAGGAGAATCTACATCATAAGGTGTAATACCTATATCTTTTTCTTCCTTAGTATTAAGATAAGGTGGTTTAGACATTAAGCCACCTGTTGCCATGTTAATGAGTTTACCCATATTTCTATCCTATTATGTTATTATAACACTTAATAGTTAATTAGTCAACACTACCTCTGACTATTTCTTTAACCTGCTGGGGTAGGTTCTGTAACCTGTCCAGCAAATTCCACTTCCCCTGGCATTGGTACATTACCTGGTCCGATTGGGCTTTCGCCAACTCCAGAGTTGTTTGGTGTTGCACCTTCTTGAGGTACTCCTCCAGCACCTTCCATTGGTCCGAGTTGACCAGGTGCAGGAGCTTGTGAGCCATTTGGTTTGTTAGCATTCTGATATCCTATAATTTTCGCATAAATTTCTGCTTCATCTTTAGAGTTAATTATTTCATCAGGGTCTAAATCTAAAGAGTATGCTAACTCTTTAATGATTTCCGAGATTCTAACAAATGGAGCAATCGCAGGATTTTGAATAGTTTGTAAGAACATTGTTAGTCTTTGAGAACGAACTTCTTTTCTCATCAAACTAGAACTTCCTGTCGCTTTAATTTCCAAATCTCCTACAATTGGTAAATCACCTTCATAGAATTGCATATTCCATTGGAACATTGATTCTCCTAAAGGCTTAATTAATTGGTCGTCAATATTTTTTATAACTGTTTTAATATTTAAAGATGCAGCACCCATAAGCATTGACATACCTGATGCTGTTCTTGTCATACTTTGAACACCTGTTTGTCCATGTGAGTATGATGGTATTCCTGTTGATTCATCTGCAAGTTGTCTAAACTTATCAAACATCTGCATATTTTCTGTAGCAGTATTTGGAAACTTAATTCCATAAATTGCTTGACCTGGAACTCCAGCCTGTCTTTTAAATATTTTACCAGGATAAACTTCCATATTTTGATTATTAACTAAAGCAGATTCATCTATATCAAAAACTAAATTTCCAGCTAATGCCAAATTATCAATTGCCATTCTTGCATGACCATTCATAACTTGTTGAGCATCATCCATATTTTCTGGAACACCTATTCCAAAAAAGTTATATGGATTTTTTTCATAAGAAAAAGATTGATAAGGAATTCTAAAAGGTGTAAATGGATTTTCAACAATTCTAATTACTTTATTTTTACATATCCATACATTAACTTGTACTTCAGTTGCATCTTCTATAGATTCATCTATATCTAATCCTTCTTCTCTAGCACTCATAGCATCTATAGTTCCCCAATATTCTAGAACTTCATATCTATTATTTTCTAAATCTGAAGAAGAACCTCCTTCTAAATCTATATTTGTTTCCCAATATAATTTCTCATAAGCAGGACCCATAGCTAAACATTCTTCAATTTTTTCTTTACTGAAATAAGGTCTATTAATTAAATCTAAAAATTGATGTCTATTAAGTCTGTGTCTTTGAATAACAAATTCACATTCATCCATATTTCTAGCATTAGGGTCTGGGTAGAAATCCCAAATACTAACAAATTCTACTTTTGGAACTTTAACAAAATCAGGAGTATAGTCTCTAGCATTACCATTTCCTGTTCCAGTATATCTATGTAAAGTTTTATTATAAGTAAATGGACCTTTTATAATTCCTGTTCCTAATAAACAGGATTCAAAGATAGCATTACGTAAAGTAACATTACCATTTGATTCTTCTAATTGGTCTAGAATAACTTTCTCTAATCTTCGTGCAGCTATTTGTGCAGGTTTGATTTGAGGAAATTCTGGTAGAACACCAGGACCTTCTGTTAATTCTGCTTTTTCTAATTCAGGTTGTAAGCCACCTAAAAAATTTTCACTTAAAGAATTAAAAGTAGCTCCTTTAGCTAAAGGTTTTCCATCACCAGGAAATCCTAAATCAGAAGTAGGACTCATAGGTTGATTAGCTTGACCAGGTATATATTCTAAATCTCCTTCAATAGTAGGAGTTGGTTCTTTATTCTCATCTCCCATTTGTTCTTTCAATGGGTTCATGTGAGCATATTCAGCTATACCTTCAGGAACTTTAGTTTCTTGAATAGTTAATGGAAACTTTCCCATTCCAAAAAGTACATCTATAATTTGTCCATAAGCAGCTAATACTTTTGTTTTAGTTACTTTAACAAATACTCTAGATTTCTCATGTTCAGTAAAATGAATATTTTTATAATATTTTCCACGATAATTATGATAAGATTGTAACCATCTACTTTCATCATCTTGTCTTGAATCTTTACAAGATGTGAACTTCTTATCAACCATTTCAACAAGAAGGTTTATATCTTCTTGTATATCATTTTCTTGACTCAAAAGGTCTTCACCTCTTTGAGCTGCTGGTAATAAAGCCATATATTAAATCCTTTGTACTATTATATAATAATACACTTATTAACCTCTCTTGTCAACAATCTTCTTGATTTCTATAATAATACTTGTAGGTATTAAAGTTGTATTTCCAATCTCTTCAATAGTTCCTTCTTCCTTTTCTGATAAGGTATAATCACCAAAAACCCTTGTTAAACCTTTACTTTGTGAAAGAAGATGTCCTTTAGTTACACATGGGGGAAGCTTTGCTTTCTGACAAGATGATATACTTTGCCAATTTGAATCAGAAATAATATCATACCAATGAACTTCAACAAGAGGATACTTGTCAATTTCTCTTTTAGCTTTTGTATTTATTTTAATCTTCCTTCGTTTCGCCAAAATGCTTCCTATCTTTCAGTACTTTAAAATTATGATTGTGTTGGGCTGTTTTTACTTTACCATAAGTTTCAAACTTACCATTTCCATAAATTTTTTTATCTCGACACCATTCTATAATCTGGTCCTTTTCTCCATTATTATCAGAATTTTTAAACATATTTATTTTATATTCTTGTTTAATATTAGGGTTTTTAATATATTCAATAAGTTCTTCATAGGACATAACTTTATTATATTTTTTATTTGTTTTTATATTTATAAAAGTATATAGTACTAGTGTAGAACCTATAGACTCTGGTAATCCAGAGTATAAATTCATGCAAGACATGGAATAGTCATTTAATGACAAAGCCTCGAAAGAGGATCGGGAGCAAAACATGGAACTAGTAAATAAATGCATCGCTTGGTGCAAAGCTAGAGTTCAAGAAAGAACCTCTTGGGACGGAGTGAGTGTGATAGCAATTAGTATTGCAATCTTAGTAGCTTCTCCCATAGCAAAGTGGTTAGCCTATGCAGGAATTCTGTATGGAATATACACTTTTGTAAAGGAACAGTAAAATGGCACATAGTGAAGAATTTCATGGAGATATGAGCCGTAATGAAGTAGAGATAGACTTAGCTAAGTTTATGTCTATGGTTTCAGAAATAGGGGAACTAAAAGCAAAAATCATGGAAATGGAAATGGCTTTAGAGCCAGATAATCCATGGCAAAGATGGATATGGCTATCTAATATGGTAGATGCGTGGAGAATATTCCCACGAGCA